CTACAAGTGGGCTTTCTTGAACTGCAAAGACGTTCTTGAATCTACCTACCGCTCTGTGCTTCTTAAGCAAGGCCAACACAACGAAGAGACTATGGACTCTCAGTTCAAAGACTGGGTTTTCGATTATTTCGCTAAGTTGTCTGCTCAGAAGGCTCTTGAGCTTGCTGCCACTACTCTAGCTACCGAGCTTTCTGCCGATGCTACTGTTCTTGACTACGACACAAACGCCGCTTTCACTGCTGCTAACATCCTCGACAAAATGGAAGGTGCTTACCAAGTTATGAGCGCTGATATGTTGTCTGCTGTTTATGGTGATGCTGACCGTCAATTGAAGCCAGCTTTCTTTATGGGAACTGCCGCTATTCAATGTTACCAAATCGCTATCGCTGGTTTGTACACTACCACTGCTCAAGGTGTTGTTGAAGGAAACATTCCTGCCTACTACGGTATGGAGGTTATTCACTTCCCTTCACTTGCTGCTGGTTCATTCTTCATCTCTGCTCCTGAGAACATCGTTATGTTGACCGACAACTACAGTGACGTTCGCGCTATCGATATGAAGTACGAAGCAGAATTGTCTAGCGACAAAATCTGGGGACAGTTTAAGCTTGGCTTCTCTTACCTGAAAGGTGAGGAAATCGTCTACGCTAAGAATTTCGCATAATAAATAATCGAGGGGGGCGAAAGCCCCCTCTCACTTAAAAAAAATATAATAAAATGGGATGTGCTGTTGATTTTTCCGGACTTACTCTTTCTTACGCTTGTGGGACTGTTTCTTCCGGTGGTTTAAAAACTATTATTCTTGCTGACCTCGCTCAATTAAAAGAGGATGGCGCTATTACTGTTGCTGCTGGTGGTGCTGTCACTATCGGTGGAACTGGGCTTGTTACCTCTGGAGTTGATATCCTTACCCTAGGATTCAACAACAAAGATGCTTTTTCTAACTTTACTGACGTTAAGACTGTAAATGCTGATGGTTCTGCTTCTGTAGTTCCTACTATTCAGGTTGAGTTCTTGCGTATGGATGCTGCAAAGCGTACTACTCTGGAGGAGATTGCTACCCCAGGAGCTGAAATCGTTGCTTTCGTTGAAACTGCTGCCGGAACTTACCATATGGTAGGCTACGACTTCGGACTATACGCTGGTACTGTTGATGGTGCTTCTGGTGCTTCTCGTACTGACAAGAACCGCTACCAGATTACGCTTATCGGTGAAGAGAATGTACTTGCTTACACTCTTGACTCTGCTAACTGGGCTAAGGTTACTGCCTAATAAGTTTAACCCTTCATTGGGGAAAGGGAGGGGTTTCCCCTCCCTTTTTTTATTACCTTTACTTTATGAAATTTATTTTAAACGGACAAAACAACGAGCTATCATTTGTAAAAGCTCCTGCTATGTCAAACACCCCACTCACCATTAAGCTCACTAAGATTGTCGGTGGTCAGGAATATGTTTTTGACAACCTATACGACAAGTATGATTTTGACGTGGCTAAAGACTTTATTGGTCTTGACCTTGATATCTCACCACAAGAGATTGCAGGCGGGGAGTATAAGCTCGAAATTTATGACGACATCCGGGCATACGGAAATTACATTTGTTTAGTAGAAGACTACACTTTTGAGAACTCTGATAGTAACGATGACATATTTTCCAGTACAGTTAAGATAAGTAACTTGTAAATTATATTAAAATGAGCGTTTTCACTAAGGTTGTTGATTTTTTTGCTTCCAACACTTTTGTTGTTGCGAAGGACAGCAACATTGCCACAAACCCACTCGAAAAGTCAATTGAAAGCCTAGACAATCGCTATGCGGTAGGCAATACAATCGCTGGCGACTACATCAAGTTTGGTTATGGTGATGACTTCCCCATCCTCTTGCAACGTATGTACAATCAATCACCAGTTCACGCTGGTATTGTTACCAAGAAAGCAAAGATGGTTGCTGGAAACGGCCTAGATAGCTCTGTAGATGAAGCGTTCAAAGCTCCTATCAAAAGGGCAGAGATAAAGGCTTTCCTCGCTAACTGCGCTGGTAAGTCTCAAGGTCTGTACGAGCAGATAGTACACGCTGCGTTTCAGCAGGAGCTTAATGGTGCTTTTGCGTTTTACATTAAGTGGAACAAAGAACACAACAAGTTAATTGAGTTCAAGTCTCTTGACATTAAGGGTATCCGTATTGCGGAGCCAGACGAAAACGGTCGTATAACTCACTACATTTTAAGACGTAAGTTTGGTAAGGGAGATGTGTCTATGCAACACAACCAACCAAAAAAGATTGCTGCCTTTGATAAGTTCGGAAAGGAACACGAGCAGGTCCTTTATGTCAAAAATCCATACAGCAACAATCACTATTACGGTGTTCCGAACTACATTTCAGCGTTCCATTTTATCAGTGCGGACTACGAATTTGGTAAGCACATACGCAACTCCGCTGCCAACGGCTTTACTCCAAAAGTTCTCGCAACATTCGTTGGACGTAATATGTCTAATGACCAAAAGAGACTAGAGTTTGATAAGTTCAAGGCATCATTCGTGGGCTCTGAGTCAGAGACGGTTATTGCCTCTTGGGTAAAGAGCAAAGAAGACGCTCCAATATTTACTCCTCTTGACGTAAGCAACTTAGACAAGACCATTGATATCCTTAGCCGTCTTAATGATGCTAAGATTCTCACTGCCCACAACGTAACCTCACCAACTCTATTTGGTGTTATGGTTGCTGGTAAGCTTGGTGGTACTGGCAACGAACTTGTTAGCGCATATCAAATTTTCCGAGCTACGGAGACCCTGCCTAACCGGGCAAACATTATGGACTCTATGAACAGGGTTCTCAACACTGTTGGTTATGACAAGATTAACTTGTCGATTATCGAAGAGCCTATAAACCTTGAATCGATTAAGGGGGCAAACACTAACGACATTCCTTCTGAGCAATGAGCATTGTAAAAGTTATCTTTATTGACGACAACTACGTCTATCAAAACTATCCTCTGCCCAAGAAGTTAGACCGTTCTTCTTTGCTGTCTCTTATTATGTTGGAGCAAGTTACCTCTATCCAAGACTTGTTAGGTACGGACCTATACGAAGAGCTTGAGCAAAAGGTTTTTGATGAGGATTTGACCGCAACAGAGGCTGGCTTATTTAAGTTAGTAAAGTACTGCCTTGCCCTTTATGTTGTCCGTAGTGCTATTTCTACTATCCGCACAGCGATAGGAAGCACAAAAGCAGAAGAAAAGAATTTAGACCAATATGCCCTTGATGGAATCTCAAGTGGGCTGGACTCCAAGATTAGTTATATCAATCAACGTATTGTAAATTATATCAAGGGTGATGCAACGCTTTTAGCGTCTGCTCAAGCCAGTACCAACGATTTGTTCAACGAGGAGGATTCGCAGCAGTCTTCGGTGTACTACCCAGTATATCCTATTGAAGGCGATTGCGATACTAACGCATAAGGTCTATGATAGAGAATTTATTTACGTTTGTCCGAACGCTCGGCAATCAGCGCATACAGGGCAAAAAATTCTTTGTCACTCAGGTAGGTCTTCTCGGAACCGTTAGTGATAACTCCGGGTCGATTGGAACTGCTGGGAAGGTACTCTCTTCTACAGGTAGTGGAGTAAGCTGGATTACCGTTGGTACTGGCAGTAGTGACGTAGATGTTCTCAATGACCTAAGCGATGTAGTCATCAGCACTGCCACAGAGGGCCAATTGCTGCGTTTTAACGGCACTTCGTGGGTCAACTGGACTCATCCCTTTCTAACCTCTTCATCCACGCTAGGAGACCTGTTTAACGTGGGCAATTCTGCTGATGGCGCTAACAACGGAGACATCCTTAGATTTGATGAGGCAGCTGGTCTCTGGGTTGCTGATGAATTTCCTTCATTTACAGAATCAGACACTCTTGACTCTGTAACTGACCGGGGCACAACAACCACAAACTCTATAACGGTAGGTGGTCTTTCCACATCTGGAACTGTTACCGCAGCCGTTGTTACCACCCCACTTATTGAGCGTGAGGGTGTCCTTACGATTAACAGCGAAGAGCAGGTTGACCAAGGTGAGCCAAATCCAAACTTGCTGTATGTGTCTTGGTTTGGAGATAACAAATTCGTTATAAATGCGGATGGTTATGCGATTGCAAGCACGGGCTATAAGGTTACTGGAGGCACTGCCTCTGGATTCCTAAAGGCTAACGGAACAATTGATACAAGCACATACCTAACCTCATATACAGAGACTCAGACCCTTGATGCTGTTACGGACCTAGGAAGCACAACCACAAACAACATAAGCGTTGGTGGACTAACTTCTACGTCTGTATCTACGCCAATCGTGCAATCAAATAATGGCGTTCTAACCATTACCGCTGATAGCTCCGGAAGTCTACAGCCAGAACAAGGGGACCCTGCGGTTAAAGTTTTATCTTTTAAGTGGAGCACTACGGAGTTTGGATTCCTAGACACTGACGGGAAGATTGCTTTCCAAGGATTTAAGACCCCAACGGGCACAGCTTCTGGGTTCTTAAAGGCCAATGGAACGGTAGACACCAGTGCATATATCACTGAAATAGAGTACCTTGACGATATTGGGGATGTGGTAATTAGTACCCCAGCCACTGGAGACGTTTTGACTTTTGATGGAAGTGAGTGGGTAAACTCTCCAATCGACAGCGCCGACTACGTTTCTAAAGTACAGCACGAAGTAAAGGCCGGAGTTGCCATTACAAAAGGTCAAGCGTTATATGTTACTGGGGCAGACGGCACAAATATAGTTGTAGGTAAAGCCTCAAACGTATCTGAAGCTATGTCTTCTAAGACCATAGGTCTTGCCGCCGCTTCTGCCGCAGTAAATGGTAAGTTTTTCGTAATTACCGAGGGTCTTCTTGCTGGATTAAATACATCTGCCGCTAACGTGGGTGATGCTGTTTGGTTGGGCGTAAATGGGGCTTTAATCTTTGGACTCACAAACAAACCTGTAGCTCCAGCGCACCTTGTTTATATTGGAGTTGTTACTCGTAAAAACGCAAACAACGGAGAGATTTTTATTAGTATACAGAATGGCTTTGAGCTTAAAGAACTTCACGATGTACTTATCAATGGAGTTACTGCCGGACAGCTAATCAGAAGAGAGGCTGATGGTCTTTGGAAGAATTGGACTCCTAACTATATCACTGCTAATAGTGTAGATACCTTACTCAATAAAACAATTCCTTTAGGCACTGGAATATATGAGATATTTGCAATAGACGATATCTCTGGTTTTGCTGGGCAAACGGACATACCGATATATCAAGATGGTATAGATAAAGGTGGTACAATAAACATTAGTGAAGAACTAATTATATCAGTATCAAACTCCGGAATTGGTTATTATAATGGTGCGGTAACTACATCTGGAGGGACAAGGTTCGTAATAAGCGTTAATGGAAATACTTTAACAGGAACCCTTGCTGAATTTAACGTTGCGCTTACTGATGGAACATTTGCTACTGAGTCTTATGTTGGCACTCAAATAGCAAACCTTGTAGACTCCGCTCCAGCTACTCTTGACACCTTAAACGAACTTGCTGCTGCGCTTGGTGATGATGCAAACTTTGCAACAACTGTAACAACTAGCATTGCA